ATGGTGTTACAGTTGCAAAATCAATTACATTATCAGAACCAGAACAAGAGTTAGGAGTACAATTAGTAAAGCAAGCAGCGATTCAAACCGCAGAAAAAGCGGGAGATGGTACTACAACTTCTACTTTACTAGCACGTGAAATGGTAAAAGCAGGATTAAATGCTTTAAATAATAGTGAAAATGCTGTACAAATTAAAAGAGATATTGACGCTACAGTAAAATTAGTAATTGCTAATTTAAAAAATAAAATATCTGAAGAAATCTCAGGTGAAGAACAATTAGAACAAATTGCATCCATCTCTGCAAATAATGATCCAGAAACTGGAAAATTAATAGCAACTGCTATTGATAAAGTAGGAATGGAAGGAGTAGTTCATATTGAAGAATCTCGTACGGGTGAAACTTATCTTGAAACTGTTGAAGGATTACAATTTGATAGGGGTTTTAAATCTCCATATTTTGTTACAGATAACAACAGTATGACATCAACATTAGATAACCCGCTTATCTTAATTGCTGATCAAAAATTAACACAGGTAAAGGAATTATTACCTATTTTAGAAGCAGTAGGAGCTCAGGCAAGATCTTTATTAATTATTGCTGAAGATATAGATAATGAAGCTTTAGCTACTTTGATAGTTAATAAAATGAGAGGAACATTAAGTGTATGTGCTGTTAAAGCACCTGATTTTGGAGATAGACGTAAATTAGCTTTAGAAGATATAGCAGTTACAACGGGTGGAATTGTTTTTGATAAACAAAAAGGAATGAAGCTTGATAAATTTTCATGGGAATGGTTTGGTGAAGCTCGTACTGTAACTGTAGAAAAAGAACAAACAACAATTGTAGATGGAAAAGGAGGAATTGAACAAATTGAAGCACGTATTGAAGAATTACAACAACAAATCGATAAAGCAACAACACCGTTCGAAATCGAAAAACTTCAAGAAAGGTTGGCGAAATTCACAGGAGGAGTAGCTATAATTCATGTAGGTGGAAATACTGAAACTGAAATGAGGGAAAAGAAAGATAGAGTTGATGATGCTTTACATGCAACAAAAGCTGCTATTGAGGAAGGAATAGTACCTGGAGGTGGAACTGCATTATTATATGCTTCCTCTGGTTTATCAGCTAGAACAACAGGAGCACAAATTGTAATATCAGCATGTGCTAAACCATTTAATCAAATTCTTGTTAATGCTGGGTTTGATGAAGTTAAAGGACAAATTTTAGCTGATAATTTAGTTAATTCTGGAAATGATTTTTGGGCTGGGTATGATATTAAAACAGAACAAACTGTTAATATGAAAACAGCAGGTATTATCGACCCAACTAAAGTAGCTAGAACAGCACTACAAAATGCAGCATCGGTTGCTGGTACTGTTTTATTAACAGAATGTACTGTAGTAGAAGAACCAAATGAAGATAGTAAACAAGCATCAGTAGACCCAATGATGGGTATGATGTAAATTAATAATTAATAAATAAATAAAAAAATGACAAAACAAGAAATTTTTGAGATCATTGAAGAGAACTTCAATATCTTAGCAGCAGAACACGTAGGAACTACTAAAGCAAGCCAAGGTAGAGCTAGAAAAGCAGCACAAGCTATTAAACGAGTAATTACAGATTATAAAAAAGCATCTGTGGCTGAGTCAAAATAGTTTCGTATATTATGGCTACAAAGATTGAAGAAAAAAATATCCTAATCGCTCGGAGAGTACCTCCGGGCGATAAATGGAGATTAGTTGCAAATGAACCAGATGGTCCTGTACATAAAACTTTAACTGATGCTTTAGAAGCATATATGATTAAAACGGGATTTAAAGGTAGCTATAGGTTAGAACCTCTAAAAAGTAGTTTATATGCAATTGATTCTAAAGAAACAGAAGTAACACCAGAACCAGAAAAGAAATATTCATTATATGGCGAGTACGGAGAATAGTTTATTAGTAGAAAAATATAGACCATCTAAATTAGAAAATTATGTTGGAAACGAAAATATCAAGAAGTCTATTTCTAAATATTTAGACCAGAATGATATTCAAAATTTAATATTTTATGGACCCGCTGGTACAGGAAAAACTACTTTGGCAAAACTTTGTATTCAAAATCTTGATTGCGATCATCTTTATATTAACGCCTCTGATGAAAGAGGGATTGAGACGATTCGTGATAAAGTTCAAGGCTTTGCGAGCGTTGCTTCTTTTAAACCACTTAAAGTGGTCATTTTGGATGAAGCTGATTTTCTTACTATCCAAGCGCAAGCTTCACTTCGTAATATCATCGAAACTTTCTCGCGTACGACAAGGTTTATTATGACTTGTAATTTTGTAGAGCGTATTATTGATCCTTTACAATCTAGATGTCAAGTACTTAAAATTGTACCTCCAACTAAAAAAGATGTTGCAAAACATTTAAATTGGATTTTACAACAAGAGTCAATTGAACATGATATAAATGATTTAGTACCCTTAGTTAACCAATATTATCCTGATTTACGTAAATGTATTAATACTATACAATTATCTACACAAGATAATACATTGAAATTAGATCATTCAATATTAGTATCATCTAATTATATAGATAAAGTTATTAATGAATTGTCTAAGGGTAATAAGGTATCATCATTTAATACTATACGTCAAATAATAGCAGATGCTAATGTAGATGATTTTGATGAATTATTTAAAGCACTATACGAACGTGCATCTGAATACTTATAAAGATAAAGAAGGAACAGAATCTATTAACAATAAACGAACATCAATATAAAGCAAATTTCCGTATTGACAAGGAAATAAATATAATGTCATTAATTCAAACTTTAATAAAATATAAATAATTATGCAACAACAACAAGGACCACCAATTGATTTAAAAAACACTTCTGAAATTAAAACAGAAGCTGGAGGAGTAGTTTTTAAACAAGGATTTGTACTACGTACAGTTTCAAAGTTTATAACAGGAACAGATGAAGATGCTCTTTTACCTATCCCTGTATTTTATGACCCAGAAACTATGAAAATTCTTGAAGGATCAGTTCCTAAGGAATTAAGAGAAGAATACAAAGATCAGCTTATTTAATGAAAAACATCTTTGATTGGTTAAAAGCAATTAATACTACCAAACCCCCAGTTGAATCTTTTACAGATAAAGACTGGGAGGTTTGGAATAGTTATATGATACATAGATTTTTATCTATGAATCCTGATTACATAGAAATTGTAAACTATGTCCAGGATTTTCCTCCACAAGAAAAAAGAATGATTTATAATGTATATAGAGAATTTGTTCCTAAAAATAATAAATGGAGTAAATATATTAAATCTAAGGTAAAACAACCTAATAAGGATTTAGTTAATCATATCAAAGACAATTTTCAATGTTCAAGTAAAGAAGCAAAAGAATATATAAATATATTGGCTACCACAGAAATTAGTCGTATATTAACCAACAGAGGATTAAATAAAAAAGAAATAAAACCATTATTAAAATGAGCAAATTAGTAGAAATGTTACGTACATCTGCACAAGCAGATAAAGCCAAAGCACTTTTGTCCCTTGAACTATTAGGTAATAAAGCAGTCGGTATTGGAGATCACTCAACTGGAGACTTTTATAAAAATGCTGAAGAAGCACTTATTATGTTAGTAGATGCCGATGATAGATTATCAGCACTAGATAAGTATTTTAATACTAAAGGATTGCTAAATGGGTAGTTCAATATCGAGATATTTTGAGGAAAACCCAAGCCATTTTGGTATTGACGCACAATCAGAAATAAAAAAGGAATTAGAAAAAGTTATGAGCGATAGAGAAATTATGAATGCCAAATCGGGTGTTTCAGAAAAATTAACAATTAAGGTATTTGAAAAAGAATACCCAGAACTGTCTAAAGAATTCAAACAAATTCAAGCCGAAATGTATGCCATGTTTGCGGCTAAACATATGGACTATGGGTTAAATAACATATCATTAGGCGGAGATATCGTTAATAATAGCGATGATAAAAAATTCTCATTAACTGGGTTAGCTATTAGATTAACGGATAAAATATCGCGTTTAAGAAATTTAATGGTTAATGGTAGAAATTATGTTAAAGGTGAAGGTATGGAAGATACTTTTATTGATATAGCCAATTATGGCATCATTGGGCTCTTAGTTGGGCGCGATAAATGGAAAAAATAGTTTGGCAAAAAAAATCCCAAATATAGTAAAGGAGATTAGAAATAATCCTCCATCACCTGTAAACTATGCATATCAAAAGAATATATCTTATTCTCAAATGTCAATATTTAGAGGATGCCCTCATAGGTGGAAACTTCAGTATAAAGATAAAATTAAACGATTTACATCTTCTATACATACTGTATTTGGAACAGCTATACATGAAGCAATGCAACATTATTTAGATGTAGCATATGAAAAATCATTTGCTGCTGCTGATAGAGAAATTAATATAGAAATAAATAACCAATCACCAGCATATAGTCTACCTATTTCTTCTGAGTTAATTGATATTTTTACATAAAAGGTTACGTCTGTGTTTTTGTTTATAATATAAACGTAGTTTGCATGTTCTGTTAA